GGATATGGCACGCATTTGGAATGCTGGTCCTAAAGGTTGGAAATACGACATCACTAAAGAATATGCGCAAAATGTATTGCGCGTAATGCAGCAATTAAATTTTGGCGGTTCGCCGTCCACTCAATCCGAGGCAAGTAATGCGAAGAACGGGGAGACTGACGCAACAGTCGCCGTCAATAACTCCTGTGAAGGTTTACGACTTTCACAGGAACAATTTCAGAACTAATGAGCGATATAACAGACATCGAGCGAGACATGGGAGACGGCGATAATACTAAGGAATGCCGTTATTGTAGGAATGGCAGAATCTCGGTCGATGGCGGTTCGCTAATTTACAGATGTCCTGATTGTGAGGGTAAAGGATACATCAATTTACCTAAGCTCGAGGACGACGATCCAGAATAATTTTTGTTCAATAAAAAAATAAATACCCACAATGGCTACAAAACTAAAAGCAAAAGCACCAGAGCTTGTTAAGGCTGGTAAAATCAAGGCCGTACTTTACGGACCTTCTGGCGTTGGCAAAACCACGTTAGCACTCAGCTTTCCTACACCTTACTATTTTGACGTAGAAGGTGGAGCGAAAGGTCCACAATACCGTGAACTGCTTAAATCAGCAGGCGGTGCTTATATGGGTCCAGAAGATGGAACACTTAGCTTTGATACTTTGATTGAGCAGATGTCGGCTTTGGCTACTGAAAAGCACGGCTTTAAAACGCTGATTGTTGATTCGCTAACTAAGCTTTACCAGACCGCAATTGCAACTGAAGCAGAACGCTTAGGAGACAAGGACGCATTTGGTGCATCTAAGCGTCCAGCAATAGCTCAAATGCGCAGACTCGTGATGTGGTCATCACGCCTAGACATGAACATTTGGTTTGTATGTCACGAAGCTAAAGAATGGGGATTGGTAAACGGTCAACGCTCAGAAGTTGGAACTGTTCCTGATGTATGGGAAAAGTTGATCTATGAACTAGATTTATCGGTGCAGGCAATTAAGCGTGGTCCGCAACGCATGGCTCTTGTTAAGAAATCACGCCTGCTTGCTTTTCCTGACGGTGATTCATTTCCGCTAGAATATAAAGAATTTGCTGCACGCCACGGTAAGGAAACCGTCGAAGGCGAATCGGAAACAATCACCCTGGCATTACCTGAGCAAATTGCAGAAGTCCGCAAGCTTTTAGACATCGTTAAAGTCGATGAAGCAACGATTCAAAAGGGTTTCGACAAAGCTGGCGTATCTTCGTGGGAGGAAATGACGCAAGAGCAAATCGCAGCATGGCAAACATTTTTAAAAAAGAAAATTGCATCCTAATATATGAAATTCACACCTAAATCAGATCAAGAGCTTGCAGCAGGAACATTGATTCCAGAAGGCGTTTATCCTTTTGAGGTAAGCGAAGCAGTTTCTAAGACAAGCAAAAGTGGTAATGAAATGATTGAGCTAAACCTTCGAATTTATATGCCTGATGGTCGCGTTCGTATGCAGCGTGATTGGTTGCTTGAAAAGCTGGCTTACAAACTAAGTCATTTTTGCAAGTACACTGGTTTAACTGCTAGATATGAAGCAGGCACTTTAATTGACACGGACTGCCAAAATAAAAGCGGTTACGTTAAAATCGTAATACAGGAGCAAAAAGATCAGCAGACAAAATACCGCAACGCGGTAGCTGATTATGTAAAAGCTCCTTTAAGCGGATCATCTAAGCCTCAGCCAACTGAGGCACAACTAGCAAATCAAACGGAAAGAAACGACGACGTACCATTTTAGTTATGATTCACTCAAACACTCTCGAGGCATACCATTTTGGTCAGGTTGTTTTCGGGTTAAAACAAAAACAAGTATTACAGATTATTGACCGACTAGGTCAGGCAACTGACAGAGAAATAGCTGCTGAGTTTGGCAAAGATACTCCTTATGGTATTCAGCCAAGAATCAGCGATTTGATTAGGCTTGGTGTTTTAGAAGAATGTGGATCACGCAAAGATCCTGTTTCCGGCAAAAGAGTTCGCGTCACTAGGCGTGTAATACCGCAAGGAACGCAACTTTGCTTTTTGAGTTAATGAGTGAATCGCAAATACAACGTGCCGTGATGAATTGGTGGGCTTTGGCTCATCGAGGATTAGGCATTCCAGATGAAAGGCTCCTTATGGCATTTCCGCTACAAGGAGCGCGCACGCCACGCAATGGTGCGCGTATGAAGGCAGAAGGATTAAGGAAAGGCACGCCAGATATGTTTCTGGCGGTTGCACGCAAGGGAAAGCATGGGCTTTGGATCGAGTTAAAGGCAGAGAAAGGCCGTTTATCCGATTCACAATTTGAGATGCTAAACATTTTAACTGCGCAAAATTTCAAAGCCGTTCAAACGACCGGATTTGATGATACATTAAACATTTTAACTAACTATTTAAGTGAACAATTTTAACATCCGACAAGCAGACAGTGAACGCTTGGGATCAAAGGGCGCACTTTTCGATATGATTGCGAGAAAAGCGCCACTATTGATGAAAACTGGTGGAGGCAACTTATCTCGAATCAGCCAAGTATGGGCTAAGAGAACCACAATTCAAGATCGTGAGCTTTTTGTAAGGCGCTTACAGGATCTTAGAGCTTTAGGATATACAGATTTCAAAGCTCGCGAAAAAATATCCGCAGAGACCGGATTTTCTGCACAAACGGTATGGAATTATACCGGAGGCAAAAAACTTAAAACAAATCTTACAAGAAGATGAGTTTACCGCCTCCCAGGATGGAAAACAACATCCTACACAAAAGCCAATTAGTTTGATGAATTTTTGCATCAATCACGCGGACGAAAGAGCTAAAACTCCAATGAATACGATTATTGATCCATTTATGGGAAGCGGAACGACTTTAAGATCTGCCAAAGATTTAGGAAGAAAAGCAGTAGGTATAGAAATTAATGAGGCTTACTGCGAAATCGCAGCAAATCGAATGGCACAAGAAGTTTTTGCATTATGAAATTACCCAAAATTGAAATCATCAAAAAAATAGTTTCTGAGCATTTTGGTTATGCTTCAGAAGTCGTATTTTCAAGAGACAGAAAGTCTGGATTAGTTAAAGCACGACATTCTGCTATTTATATTACATCTGTTTTAACGTGGTACGGAAGAATGGATATTGCTGAAGCTTATAAAATGAATGTCAGCAACATTTCATATATTTTAAGCACTGTTGAAGATTTTAAGTCTGTAGATCCACGGTTCGCTAAAGAACTCGAGGAGCTTAAACAAAAATGCGAACAAGCAATTTAACAAAAATACTTATGTCTGATCCTAAAGAAAACATCGAAAAGCTAGTTAAAGATACACAAGAAATAATGGAAGCTGCGACTTCGCAAATTGCTAAGGTTTGCGTGATTCGTAATCGATTGCAGAAAACGCCAATCAATAAAGTACTGTCTGAAATCCTTCGTGATATACGCAACGTTAGTCGCGAAAAGACTAAGTATGTCGGCAAAACGTGGGATGAGAAGGTTGCTTTAGCTAAAAAACAACCAGGAGAACAACCAGCAGAACAACCAGGAGAACAACCACCAAAACAACCAGCAGATTTCATTCGAAAAAGTCAGTTTTGCAACCAGCAGAACAACCAGCAGAACAACCAGCAGAACAACCAGCAAAAAAATACATTAATGGAGGTCATAAAATGAAGGCTGACATTCCATTATACAAAGAGGGCGAAATTGTTTACCATAAGACCGAGGACGTTCCGGGGGTCATTATTGGCTTACTTTACCAAGATGGTGGCGTTAAGTATCAAGTCACTTGGCAAGGTCGAGCAACCGACATTCACTATTCAAACGAGCTAACCAAGGAACGGCCTTATTTTATTTCACGTTCTGATGAAACGGAGGAAGTGTAATGCGTATCAGAACTGTAAAGCCAGAGTTTTGGGGACATCCAATTTTAGCAAAGCTAACTGATGAATCGCGTTTGCTGGCGATTGGTTTGCTTAACATTGCCGATGACGAAGGTTATTTTTTAGCTGATCCTTTACTTATCAGATCATCAATTTGGCCATTCGACGATGATTCGACGAAGGCTCGACGATCCATCGACGATCTTTCGCGCATAGGTTATATTTTTGTTTCAAAACACGAAACTCACGGATTGATTGGTTATGTTGTAAATTTTACAAAGCATCAAAGAGTTGATCGCCCAAATGCCTCTAAATTAGCATCTTATTTTAATTCGACGAACGTTCGACGATTAATCGACGATGATTCGACGATTGATCGACGACGGATCAGGGATCAGGGAAAGGAACAGGGAAAGGAACAGGTAGCAGGGAGTGCAGAGGGATGTGCGGATGTTTCCGCACCAACGTCTAATTTGAAAAAAGAGAAGATTGTTGAAACCGATGAGCAATGGCTTGAAGGCTTAAAAGCAAATCAGGCTTATCAAGGAATCAACATCGTTGCCGAATACGGCAAAATGGTTGCTTGGTGTGGCGTAAACAAGAAGCAGGCAACGAAAAGACGCTTTATCAATTGGCTCAATAGGGCTGAGAAACCGCTTTCTTTTACTCAGGTGGGGCAAACTGAAAGCAGTCAATACCAACGTAGCCATAAGGTACACGAACCGGCTAATTGGCGCGAAGTCTTACGAATCAATTATCCAGACAACGTATTCTCAAACGATACAAGAGACTTTCAATCAATGTCTGTATCTCAGCAGCAATCAATCGTTGATGCGTTTAATCGCGTACCACCAAATGAACGGAGATCTGCGTAATGCCAAGCAAGACACAAACCATTTGCCGTCAAGCTGGTTGCAACAGTATCGCATCAAGTAATGGCTTTTGCACTACGCATCAAGGCGCTGCTGACCGCCAACGTTCAAGCAATACCAATCAGGCACAGATTGATATATTTCGCGGTGGAAGGGCTTGGAAACGCTTCAGATCGTGGTTCATAGCTGAATATCCGCTTTGCAGCGATCCGTTTGGAGATCATAAACACAATGCAATTGCAGCCGACCAAGTGCATCACGTTGTACCATTATCTGTACGGCTTGATCTTGGCCTCGAGGAAACCAATTGCAGAAGCGTTTGTACCGCTTGCCACGCTCGTTTAAGCGCGATGGAACGCAGTCACAACCCCTTGAAAGCCTTTAAGATATGGCCTTTGCGTCCAAGACTCGAAAGGGCGGTGGGTGGGTCAAAAG